ATTGATTTGTAATCAGTGGGTTGCAGGTTCAACTCCTGTCACCAGCTCCAAAAAATGCCGTTCATTCGTGATATTAAATCACATGAACGGCATTTTTTTTTTGTGAAAACACGGCAAAATGCGGTAAGCAGATAGAATAAACTAACAAACAAGCTAACAAAATCAGTATTTCATTTTTTGCATCTCCTGTAACAAGTATGTCGGGTCGTTGTGGGAAACGTACTTGTTTGCTGTGGTGGAAAAGTTTTTGTGGCCGAGGATAGCTTGCACGGCGGTTTTTTCAAGGCCGCACTCCACCATCTTGCTGCTGGCCGTGTGGCGAAGAGTGTGCGGGTGCACGCCATCGATCTGGCACTCCTGCATCAAGGCCCGGAACTTTGTGGCCACGTTTCGCTTGTCCAGCTTCGTTCCAGCCTTGGAAGGTATCAGCCACTCGCACCCGCTGTCCATCATCCAGAAGGCGATGATCTTGTAAATGGGGTCGAGGATGGGGATGATGCGGTTTTTGCCCGCTTCCGTTTTTTCACCGCCCTGCATGTAGTGCTCTTTCAGGTACACGTTCTCGCAGCGCATGGAGAGCAGCTCATCAATGCGCATTCCGGTATAGAGAAGCACCATAGCAATCTGCGCTGTCTGACCAAAGCGCTTGTCGGTCTGGTAGGCGCTGATCCGGGCGATCTCGTCCGCCGTAAGGGTGCGCTCTGCCTTTCCGGCCGCGGCAGGAAGGTGAAGGAGCTGGGCATAGTTCTTGTTGATGATGTCCTGGGCCATTGCCCACTCACATAGCTGGCTGAAAAGGGTGCGCTGCTTTTCACATGAGCTGCGGGAGAGACCGTCTGCGACCATCTGGTCTATGATCTGCTGATAGTCCTCCGCTTTCAGGTCTCGCATTTGTCGGCTGTACAGCGGAGCGGCTTTTTTGAAAGCCAGCTCGTATCCATTTATCATGTCCCGGCTGAGACTTGAAAACTTCGGCTGTGCCCGCCATTTTTCGTAGGCATCCGCAAAAGTACACTTCAGACGCTCTGCCGGGGTGTTCTGGGCGTTGTATGCGTCAAGTACCTGGACGGCTTCTCCGGGCGTTCCGTATGTGCCCAGCACTTCCTTTTTCCCGGTCACGGCTACATAGGGCCTTGCCCGGACCCCTTTCAGCTTGTACACGCTGCCGCTCCCTTTTGGACGGCGGCGCTTTTTTCTATGCACGGGAGCGGACGTTGCATCCTGCTGCTTTCCGCACCACGGGCAAAATAGAGCCTTGTCCGGGATGCTTACATGGCATCTGATACATTTCATTACGCTACTCCTTTCTGCGCCCTATATAGCCCAAAGCGCCGTTCTCTGACGCTGTGCGCCCTGATGCGTAACTGATTTTCAAATCCTCTATTGGAGGATGCGGCTCGTCCGGGCACGGGTCAAGCCCTCTGATCTTGGCAAAGCTGTACTGATCGATGATGGTGCCGCACACAGTGACCCTGTTGTTGAGAGGGCAGTGGAGGTTTGCGGCCATTTCAGAGATAACCGCAGGCGGGCTGCTCCCATGTCGGCCCTTGAGCACAAACAACAGAAGCCGCCGGGTGAGCGGTGGAAGCGCCTGCACCAGCGTGTGAAGTTCCTTATCTATGGCTGCATCTTCTTTCTGCCCGTCTGGCACTGCGTACAGATCCGGGTGCATAACTTCCATAAAAACCGTGATGGGGGATACTCCGCAGGCTGTGCACCAATCCATGATCTCGTCACTGTCTGGGCTTGTGTCACCTTTTTCCCAGCTTTGCACGGTCCGCTCTCCCTTCTGGATGCGGATCGCAATCTCTCTCTGACTTAGCCCGGCGGATACCCGCGCTTTTGAAAGCGCCTTCCCGATTTGATCAGCGGTAAAATAACTCATGCTTATCACCCCTAAACGCAGCGTGTTATAAAAGGAAAATGGCGCAGAAAAACTCTGCGCCATTCGACAAAAATTACACAGATTTCATTTTCCTCTGGCGCATGGTAGAATCTGGTGCATAAGATGCAAATATTACCAAAAAAGGAGGAAAATGAAATGAAAAACAGTCAGACAGTCAGCATGGACCCCGATATGACCATCATTGACGGAATGCCCGCCAGCGTGCTCACCGGCACGCGGCCCACTCCAAAGCCCTGGGAGGAATGATCTATGGACAAAATGCAGAGCTTTTGCACCCACATCCGCGCCGCCCTGGCGTGCTACGAGGATATGCCGCCCGAGGGTCAGACCCGGGCCCGCTTCTATGTGGTCCGCAAGGCGGAAAGCGTCCGGCGCTTGCTGGATGCCGCCAACTGCCCCGGCGGGGAGCTTGCTGGGGAGCTGCTGCAGAAAATGCAGCGGCTGGAAGATCACAAGTGAAAATCTAACTATTTTCAGAAAAAACAGAATTTATTTCGTGATATCTATTGAATATTACAACTGAAAGATGTATAATGCGTTTGTGGTAGGAAATTAGCTATCTTGCTGATGTGCTTTCTTCCGAAGCAGAATGGATTCACGGTATTGCTGCGCGGGGGCAAGCTCAACGAACTCAACGGATTTGTCAAAGTTTTCTTTCACAACTTTTTTGATTTCTTCAAGCGTTACATTAAAGAACTCCCGCCGCTGGTTGACAAAGTTCAGCTTCCTGTCCGCAAATGCGTTGTGCAGGGCGGCTTCCAGTTTCGGCGCATCGTCAGAGAAGATCATTGCGTGAACATCGAAATTGAACGGAACGGAAGCGTCCCCCAACTCGTCCACTCGATCCTGAGGGTCAAGCCGCCGTGTCATTCCGATTTTGTATACATTCTCTCCGAATGCTCCGATGTTTGAAATGATGTATACATATCCGGCACGCTGGTTGGCCTGACGGTAATCCACGTCTGCGAACTCCTTGTCGATCTTCTGGAGCTGGCCCTCGATGATACTCTTCTTTTCCTCGATGGCGGCTCGGTCTTCTTCGGAAGCGGCATCCAGCTGGGCGTTTACCTTCGCAAGAGCATTAGTGTAGTGCTGCTGCTCTTTTTCGAGCTTTTTCCGGGCCTCTTCAATTTCTCTTGCGAGCTTGGCCTCTTCCCGCATCTGGGCTCTGGCTTCCCGCTGCTCTTCTTTTTCTTCCTGCTTTTTCTGGGCGTACTCAAAAGCGAGATAAAGTTCTTCCAGCTTCAGTCGGTAGTAGGAAGGGACAATGGAGACCCCCATGATCGTGCCCAGCTTTGTGATTGCCTCCTGAGAGGATGTGATGCGCTTTTCTGCGGTTTCCACGTTGTTGTATTTGACGTGCTCGATCACGTCATCACATTCAGCGTTGAACGCCCGCAGAAGCAACTTCTGCATGTCGGCCACCATCTTTTTGCCCTTGGAAGCGTTTCCATTGACCGTCCAGGTCTGGGAGCCGGTGACGGCAGAGCCATTGCGAACCATATCCTTCTGCAGGGCTTTGATCTCCATCATTTTAGCCTTATACTCATCCGCACGCATTAGATTGTAGTGCGGAGTATACAGGCCAAAATCCTGAAGCTGAACGGCATCGGAGACTTCGATAAGACTTTGTTTTGCCGCCTTTAGCTTATCTTCTGTATCTGAAATCGTAGCCTTTAACCCAGCAAGATAAGCGGTTCTTTTCTTGATTTCTTCCTGAATATCATTATATGAAGGAAGGTTTTTAGGGAAAGAATCCACTGTTGCAGAAAGAGCGCCGTTCTGTTTTTTGAGTTCTTCCAGTTCTTGTTCAAGCGCAGCGTTCTTTTCTGTAACGCTCTGATTCTCGGAACGAAGGGCCTCAAGTTCTTGTTTTTCTTTTATTCCAAATAATGACATTTTAACCTCACAGAGAACAAAGATTTGATGTATCGGCAAGCATGATAAGTTCGCCGTACTTTTCATGGAGAAGACGAATCTCTTTTTCTGGCATTCTGGACAAGTAAGGGTCAAAGCTTGCATGCCACGCTCTTGCGGCGTTCCTTTTATCTGAAGCAGTCTCTTTCGATTCGATTTTATCTTTTGCCAATTCATAAGACCGTTCAATAAACGCAGTCAATTCATCTTCAAAACAATTTCCGTTCGCAACGTCAGCAATGTTTTCTCTGCTTTCTTTAGAAATAACCGAAGAATCCTTGAAAGAAAGCCAAACGGAATCCGCTTCTAAGATCTCTTTTGCGTAATCTACGAAATCGTCATACGCTTCAAAGAACTCTTCTGGCGTTAAGGAAGCTTTTAATAAAGACACTCTGCTTTCCCAAAGAACAGGCGCATCTTTGAGCGTATACACCGCATCCGTTTCTTTATCCGAAAGAACTTTTTCAGGTTGAGGACTATCACGATTCTCCTGTGTCAGGTCATCTGGCGGAAGCTCCACTTCTTCAGAAAGATCATAGTCCACTGTAGACTGCTTCAAAAGCTTCTTGATCTTCTTCCCCTGAGACGGTTTAGAACTCTTTTCCATCGCTTTTCGGAAAGGGAACGTTATGCACAAAAGCACAAAATAAATGTAAAAGAAGAGAAGAACCGCCACAAAGAAAAATGAAAACAATGCAAAAATACTAAAAACTGGCTTTTCTATAGTCAATAAAGCCTCAAAAATAGCAAAAAAGGTTAGAAGTCCACTACAAGCGGCCAGGACTTTGTGCTTTAACTTAAATTTCAATTCTAACACCTCGTACATCTATATTTCTAAAGGAGGAAAACAAAATGCAGGATAACTCATTCAGCCCGGACGAAATCAAAAGAATCATCGAAAAGCTAAAGAGTGACCCTGCATTTCGTCAGAAAGTCCTCAATATTTTAAACAGCTAAATCACAGCAGCGCCCGGATCGCATTCTTCTTTGCATCCGAAGCGGCCATAATTTTTCTTACAAGCTCGGCATCCTCGGGAGATAGACCGCTCAAATCTATCTCTCCGGCGGTGCTGGGCTTTTCTTTTTTCTCCGGAGCTTCGCCCATAAGCTCTTCAATAGAAATTTGCAAAAAATCAGCTACAAGTAATAGCTTGTCCTTAGGCGGATAACGCTTGCCATTAGCCCATTTTCCTACCGTTCCGTTTGCAAATTTCAAATCTTTTTCCATTTTTGTAATAGAACTATTTTGAGATTTACACGATACACGGATAAATTCTACCAACTCGGGCAAAGAACGCATAAAAAATTCCTCCGATAGCCTAATTCTCTATTGACAACTAGAAAATTAGGCTATATAATAGAGAGCGTAAGGAGCAAACAAAACCAAAGCCCCTTGATAACATTATATCGGGCAAACGCTAGATTTTATTCACTTTGTACCTCGCAACTACATAGTAGCATATTTTCTAGTGATTTTCAAGCCCGGAAAGGAGAATTGCTAGTGAATGTTTCAAAAATTGACCAGTTTTGCAAGCTGCACGGGCTGAGCCGTACCGATCTGGAAGAGGTAGCAGGCCTGAGCAACGGCGCAATTGGCAAGTGGGAGCGCAGCGTCTACGGCCCCAGTATCAGCCAGCTGATGAAGGTGGCTCGATACTTTAAGGTATCCGTGGACAAGCTGCTGGTGGAAGAAGAGGGAGGAGGAAAGACGGCGTGAACGGCAACAAAAAGCCCGGCGAACCGCTGAAACCGTGCCCATTCTGCGGGCAGGAGCATACAACCATCACTGAATCGAATACTGAGGGCATTCGGATTAGATGTCCGAAATGCAATATCACATTTACCCGCGATTTTTATGAACATCGCGGGGAATTGGGCAGGCAACGAACTATTGAAGCGTGGAATACTCGCCCTGAATAACCCCGCCTGATGATGGTTGCAGGCATCCAGCAGGGCCTGCAGCTGTTCTTCTGCAAGTTGGCCGAGGTCTGGATGATTCACTGCAGAGGTGAAGCCAGCCATCTTCTCGGCGGTCCGCTGGTATCCGGCAAAACAATCGATTTCTTTGTTCGCACTCATTTTAACACCTCCCTTCTGTCCTATTCTACCGCAGAAGGGAGACCCCAACAAGGAGGTTTACATGACAGACATCATCTTATCTACCCAGAACGGCGAACCGGTGGCATCCAGCCGCCAGATTGCTGAGAACTTCGGCAAGGAGCACAAGGACACTTTGGAGAGTATCCGCCAGATTTTGGCGGCGGAAAATTCCGCCACCAAATCCATGTTCTACGAAACAACGTTTGAGAACCGCGGCAAGCAGTACCCCATGTACCTGATGAACCGGGATGGTTTCAGCCTGCTGGTGATGGGCTTTACCGGCAAGGCGGCGCTGGAGTGGAAGCTGAAGTACATCCAGGCGTTCAACGAGATGGAGAAGAAGCTGGCCACTCCGCAGATGCCCAAGCTCAGCAAGGAGCTGCAGGCGCTGTTCCTGCTGGACGACCGCACTCAGAGGCAGGAGCAGCGGATCATGGCGCTGGAGAACACCATGACGGTGGATTACAACCAGCAGCGCGTTCTGCGCAAGAGCATCAGCCGGGCTGTGATCAGCGCCCTTGGTGATGAGAAAGCCCCGGCATACATCGACAACCATGTGCGCAGCAAGGTGTACAGCGAGTGCAACCACGATGTGCAGGACTGGTTCAGGGTAAACAGCGTGGGAAACATCCCCCGCAAGCGCTTTGACGAGGCCGTGGAGTACATCCAGCGCTGGAAGCCCAGCACCAACACCGTGATGCTGATCCAGCAGACCAACGGCCAGACCAGTCTATTTGACCGAAATTGCGCCCCAGCGGGAAGATTGGTGGATTGATATGAAAGAGCTTGTCTCCTTTTTTATCACTGTTTTTGTCGTTTCCTATATCATTATTCAATATCTCGAAAAATGAGGAATAGAGCATGAAAAAATTAATTGGCTCCATTGTTACCGCTCTTGCGATTGCGGTGCTGTGCGTCTTGTGTCTTAATCGTGTGCCTGTGGGATATGTTGGCGTGGTTTACTCTGCCAAAGGCGTAGAGCAAACCACGCTCTCCCAAGGCTGGCATTTTCTCTCTCCTATGAAGCATGTCAGTGAGTTTCCGATCAGTCAGCAACAGATTATTTTTTCCGATGACCCATCTGATTATAACGTAAAAGAGCACGCCGATTGGCACATTGATGCACCGGCAAGCGGTGGTATGGTCGGAATCAACCTTACCGTGAATTACAACTTTATTCCGGATCGTGTTGTGGAACTATACAGCCGATTCAACGGAATGGACGGTAAAACACTGGTAGAAAGCAGAATTCAGAACAGTATTATCGCTTACGTCAAAGAAGTTACGCCGCAATTCTCCGTGATGGATATTTACTCCGAGAAAAAGACGGAAGTGAATAACGCTATCACGAACTATTTGAATGATAAACTTACATCTGAATACGGTATCAATGTCTCTAGTGCACTTGTGATTGACGTAGAACTGGACGACACCCTGACCGAAAAGATTCGTGCAAAAGAGCAGGCCAAGCAAGATGCGGAAATTGCGGAATTAAACAAGCAAACTGCTCTTGCCCAAGCGGAAACGGACAAGGTTAAGGCTCAGGCACAAGCAGACGTGAAAGTTATCGAAGCCCAGGCGGAAGCTGATTCTAACCGGATTGTTTCCGAATCTATCACCCCTGAGCTTATTCAAATGAAAGAAGCCGAAGCCCGTTTGAAGCATGGTTGGGTGACCGTTCAGGGAACCGATACCATTGTTACCAACGCAGAGAGTTAAGAAGGAGGCAGCGGCATGAGCGAAAGGATCACAATGAAAGGCGTTGCAGAGTGCTGCGAGATGTTCCGGGCAAATCTCGTCCCGATGAGCCCGAACAAGTTCTGGAGTAATGTTGCATGCGGCGAGTATGACGGGTGGGTAGTCCCCCGGGAAGATACCAAACGGCGGCAGGCAACAATCTACATCGACGGTTTTATCGAGTATATGCACCGGCGCGGATGCAAGATCGTCCGCCCGTATGAGAACTACAAGGAGGAAATGGAAGAATGAAGGCAAAACTTTACATCAACAGTGAGGAATCGACCATCGAGGTTAGAGGCGATCCAAACGACGTGCTGCATCTTCTGGTGTGCGCAATCGCACAGATTTTGGAAGGACTTATTCCGCACAGCCTCGAGAAGCAGATGGCATGGGTGTCTGCGCTTCTCTACCGCACTGTTTGTGAGCTGAACAAGGAGAACAAAGAGGATGACGATGAAGATTAAATCAAGAGTATGGTACTGGCTGGCTGCTGCCAGCGGTGCCGCAAGTCTGCTGTACGGCATGGGCATCGAGGGCAGTGCACAGACGGGCAGCGCCATCTCCGACGGCCAGTTTGCCACGGCCCTGTGCTTGGTTCTGGCAGCGGTGATGTTCCTGCGGCTGGGCTTTGCCGCCCAGGACCGGGAGCAGAACGCCCGCCGCTATGGCCGCGTTGACCGCACCCACGCCCGCACCGAAGAGCCGGACTACCGGCAGAACCGGAGGGGCGCATGACCACGAAGCAGTTTATCACCCGCAACCTGCGGCAGTACGTGAACCTTGCTGCCAAACAGCGCGTGTATGCCGAGTACACCGATAATCCTCTGGAAAAGGCGGCCTACGCCGCCAGAGCTTCCGCTTACGACATTATGGCGGACGATATGCGGGAGATTCTGGAGGATGCGGAGGACATCAACAAAAAAGAGCCCGCCCGTGCTGGTAATACGAACGAGCCCAAAGGGTGATGGATCACTACCCCATCCCCTTGATGATATCACATCGGAAAGGACTTTACAAATGATCGTGTACGCTTACGCCTACCGTAAGAACCCTCCGGGCTGCGATATCAGGCGGTTCACAGATCCGCTCACGCCGGACGAATACCCCAGGGAGCCCGCCAGCGTTAAGGCCCAGCACTGGGCAGATGAGAACATCCGGCACTATGAGATGATTCAGGTGCGGGATGCTCTGGGGAACCTGCTGTACGCAAGATAATGCGTTTTGAATTACGCAAACCACAAGATATAGGAAAAATCAGCATGAAAACCAAAATTCTGAAAGTCAAGATCACCTTCCTGGAGCCGGTGCTGGGCACTTGGCCCTCCAACCAGAACGTCGCCCGGGATTTCATTGCCAGCAAGAGCCCGGATGCTGCCACGATCGAGGACGAGGTGGCCGCTCTGGGCGCGGATGCCGTGGCAGATAAGGGCATGACCGTCTTTCCCCGCAACGAGAACGGAGAGCCGGTTCTGTATGATTACCAGATCAAGGGATTCTTCAAGGATTCCTGCGGTATGCTGGCCCGTGTGGGCGGCAAGGCATCGCAATGGCGTTGAGCAGATACGCGCCGCTCTGCTATGCAGCGCAAAGGCATGGTTGAGAACGGCCCGGAGGCGCACAGCAAAGGCATAGATAAGCCTGGCTGACCTGGGAAATGCAAAGGCATGGATGCGCGACGATTCGCTAAGGCATAGATACGAACAGATGCGCAACGGCGTAGAGCAGATTCGCGCTGAAGAGCAAAGGCAAGGAAACGCAAGTAGAGGCGGAGACGCGCGTAGCAAAGGCAAAGCAAAGTATTTTTGAACGAAAGGAGATTTTACAGTGAGTAAAACAGAGCTGCTGTTCCGGGCCGTGGAAGCACTTTCCACCCCGGCGGCAAAGACGGTGGCCCGCGGGCTGACCGTATGGATCGGATTCAACGTTCTGGTCGTGGTCTTTCTGGTCTGGCGGGCATGGAAAAACGGGAGGTGGCGCAAATGAGCACGGTTCAGATCTATAGGGCAGATATGGCCTTCCTGAACGAGATTCTTTTCCGGTGTGTGCAGGACGCAGAGCGGTATGCGGATCAGCTTAAAAAGACCGACCCGACGCTCATGTGCCTTGTCGTAGACGATTCCGGGCAGCAGGTATCTATGAGGTGATCCTTATGCAGTGTGATGAAAAAAAAGAGATCTGCCTGAATTATGCGGCCAATATTCCGGAATGGAAGCTGGCGCTGATTCTGGACGCTCTGGCAAAACTGGGCGATGCATCCCGGTGCTGCGGCACGGTTCAGAAGGCAGTTGCCGGTGGGCAGTCGTATATGAGACTTCACCCGGACAGGGAATACGCGGGCGAGGATCAGGCTGATTATGTGCACATTTGCCAGGAAGCGGCCAGAGCATTGGGCCGCGCAGTCTATGCGGTGGAGATCGTGCTTTCACAGTCAGACTGCTTCGGTCTGGCCAAAGACCTGGCATACATGGCAGAAACTGCATATAACAGCTCCTACGCCGAGCTGGAGAGCATGTGCCGGAAGCGTGGATGCAAGGAGGTGGAGTACAAACATGGACAAAATGACCATTTATGAAAGCGCCCGTGTCGTGCCCAAGGAGGCGCGGAAGGCAATCGGCGGCGGCCGCCTGAAGGGGATGACCGACATCAATCCCATGTGGAGAGTCAAGAAGCTGACAGAGCTTTTTGGCCCAGCTGGCATCGGTTGGCGATTCGACCCGCCCATCTTTGAGGAAAAGCCCGGGGTAAACGGAGAGATCATGGTACACTGCTGCACCAACCTCTACATTCGGCAGATCGATGAGGGCGGGGAAAAGAATGAATGGAGCGCCCCGATTCCCGGCGTGGGGGCTCGATGCTGATCTCCACAGAAAAAGACGGCAAGCGCACGGATGACGAAGCCTATAAAAAGGCTTACACGGACGCGCAGAGCGTGGCCTGCAAGGCTTTGGGCATTGGTGCAGATGTTTACTGGGAGAAAGATACGACCAAGTACGACAGGCCCACAGCGCCGCCCCCGGCAAATCCCACCTGCGCTAGCTGCGGGAAGCCCGTGGAAGGGTTTACTTACAAGGGCGAAAAGGTCACTGCCCAGCAGGCGGCTGACCGGAGCAAGAAAAAATATGGGCGTATCCTGTGCATGGAATGCGCCAAAAAGCAGCCGAAAGAAGATGGAGGATTGACGCATGCTTAACATCGTAGCATTGATGGGCCGCCTGACCCATACCCCGGAGCTGAAGACCACCCAGAATGGCACAAGCGTGTGCAGCTTCAGCATTGCGGTTGACCGTACATACACCCCGAAGGGTGAGGAGCGCAAGGCTGATTTCATCGATGTCGTTGCCTGGAGGCAGACGGCAGAGCATATCTGCAAGTACTTCCAGAAGGGCAGCATGATCGCCATTGACGGCAGCATCCAGACCCGCTCGTATCAGGACAAGCAGGGCAGCAACCGCACGAAAGTGGAGGTCCTGGCAAACAACGTCAGCTTTTGCGGCGCAAAGGCGGCAGACAAGCCCGCTGTGCGCGATTTTGACAAGCAGACGAAAAGCTACACATCCGAAGCAAAAGCCTCTTACAGCGCCCCGCAGGCGGCGCAGGGCTTCTCGCAGGGTTCTGCAGATGATTTTACAGAGATCACAGACGATGATGACCTGCCGTTTTAAGGGGGCTGGTGAGGAATGACAGAGAAAAAGAAGCGAAGTCAGTACATCGTTGTCATGGACTGGATGTATGACAATTTTGGTTTTAACTGTGCCGAGGCAAACGCGCTGGCTATCATCTACGGCTTTTCACAGGACGGAGAAAGTTGGTTCTGCGGCGGGTCTGCATACATTGCCGCACGGCTCCACATCTCCCAGAAATCTGCCAAAAATTATCTGGCAGATTTTGTAAAACGTGGAATTTTGGAGATAAAAAAAGAGATGGTTGGCAACGTCCCGCACAACGCATACCGGACAGTGCCAGACATCGAAAATCTTGTCCTTGTGGAGACCTCAGACCCGGGAAAAAATTTCCCTAGTGAAAAAATTTCCCCGGTGAAAAATTTTCCCTCAGACCAGGGAAAAAATTTCCCTCAGGGTGGGGAAAAATTTTCCCCCAGTAATAAATCTAGTAATAAATCTAGTAATAAAATCTATCTATCTGCTGCGCAGGGCGGATTGATGGATAACACACTTCGGCGGGAGGATGTGGAAACGGACTTCAGGGAAAGGCTCGAAATCTACACTCTGGAGCGGCGGTATGACCCGGAGATGCTGAGGGAGCTGCTGGAAAATATCACGACCATGTACACCTGTCCCAACCAGTGCATGATGATCGGCGGTCGGCTCCAGAACACGGCAGCCATCCGGCGGCAGCTGGACAAGCTGACAAGCCAGCACATCGAGTACATCATGGACAGCCTGTCAAATACCACTCAGCCGGTCAAAAACATCCAGGCGTATCTGCGCACGACCATCCTCAACGCACCCACCACCATGGAGCATTACTACCAGGCCAAAGGAAATGCCATCATAGCAAACCCGGCGGGCAACGGTGCGAAATGGCCCAGTGATACAAAAAGGCACTCGCTCATCAAGAGCAAGGCCTGAAAAAGAAAGGAGAGCCGAAGAGTGCCTAAGTATCATGTTGTTGTGCTGTGCAGCGGCCCGGTAGGAGACGCGGCCCTGACCTACCGTCTGCCGCCAGCAGCCAGCAGGCCGCAGAATTTCACGCCTGCCAGATGGCGGGCGACCACTACCCGGAGTACCGAGATATTTATGTCAAGAGAACGGAGGTTTTGACACATGGCTGAGAAAAAGAAGATTGTCCGGCTGGCTGATGTTGGCGAGCTGGAAAACATCCTGAAAAAAGACCTTGCAGAGGAAGAAGCAAAAGGAAAGGATTCTGACACCCTGTTCTGTGAAAATGTTGCAGGTGAGCTGACGGATCTCGAAAGCCTTCCCACCATCGACCCGGAGAGGATAATCCCGGCCTGGCGCAACCCTGAAACCGACCCGCCGAAGGTCGAAGAAGAAGTGCTGATTATGTATCAGACCGCATCTGGAGAATTCGGAATCACAACGGCCCACTACGAAGATGGAACGCTCTTATCCCAAGATAGCATTTTTTACTGGGATGAGCTTGCAGCATGGGGCAAGTTGGATGAAGAACATGATGATTACATCATCCCCAAAGGGTGGTGGGAATATCGGCACTTCAATCAGGACGAAGTCTACAACAACCGGGTAGATTATCCTGTGATGGGCTGGATGCCGCTGCCGCCGAAGGAGAGACGCGCATGAAAGTGCTAATTGCCTGTGAGGAATCGCAGGAAGTATGCAAAGCGTTCCGGGCTCGTGGACACGAAGCCTATTCTTGCGACCTGATTGAGCCGTCCGGTGGACACCCTGAGTGGCATGTCCTCGGTGACTGCCTAAAGGCTATTGAGGGGGGGCAGGTCGTGACGATGGATGGAATCGCGCATGATGTGCCCCGCTGGGATATGATTATCGCATTTGTCCCCTGCACAAAGACGAGCAACGCGGGAGCAAGACACCTGTACAAGGGAGGAAAGCTCAATCTTTCCCGGTATTATGAGGGATTGTGCGGCAAGGCACTTTTTCTTGCCGTGTGGGCGGCAGATTGCGAAAAAGTGGTGATTGAGAATCCTACCCCCAGCAAGATTTTTGATTATCCAAAGCCTACGCAGGCAATCCAGCCCTACGAGTACGGACATCCATACAGCAAGAAAACGCTACTGTGGGAGCGCGGTGTACCGCCGCTGCACCCAACAAACATCGTAGAACCTACCGCGACATGGTGCCCGTCCGGCTCCTATTCGCACAAGCATGGTGAGCAACACAAGGGCATGTTTACCACTGACCGCGCAAAGAACCGGGCGAAGACTTTTCCAGGCATTGCAAAAGCAATGTCTGAACAGTGGGGGTGATACCGGATGAGAACCCAGAATCCTCCAATCGGCACGTCCATGTGGCATGTGCTGAAACACCTGTACTACGAAAAGACACGCGCGGGGCCGCTGATGGAATATGTGGTATGTGAAGCCCGTGTGACCGGCTATTTTCAGGGTGGCTACACCGTCCGCATGGGCAAAGAGAAGCGCGGCGGAAAGTCTACCTTGACCTACTTCGTGGAGTATTGGAGGGCTGACAATGAAGGGTAACACAGCGGACAGCGCCCGCCGCAGCTACATGGGCGCTCGCAGCCGGGCAGAGGGCGCAGGTTTTGAGGCCATCATCAGCTCCGCTTGCGACTACTACCGCGCAATCGGGCGGGCAGACATCGAGAAAACCCCGGAGCCGATGAAGCCCCTCGGTGGTGCAGATCGCTCCGGCAGATTTCTCGCCTGCTACACCAAACAGGCACAGCCAGACTACAAAGGCGTTCTCTCAGGCGGAAGAGCGGTCGTTTTCGAGGCGAAGCACACAGACACCGGTCGTTTGTTGTTCGACCGCGTATCAGCCGAGCAAGCCGCCTGTTTGCGCCGGATATCACGGCTGGGCGGTATCGCGTTCGTTCTGTGTTCATTCAATGGCCGGGAGTTCTACCGCATTTCGTGGCCGATCTGGGAAGACATGAAGAACGTGTTTGGCCGGAAGTACATCACCCCGGCGGATTTGGCAGAGTACCGTATCCGCGTTGCAGCGCCCGGAGTGTTGCTATTTTTGGAGGGAGTAAAGGAGAAAAAAGATGATCTTCACATGTGCACCTGAAAATGAAAAGCGAGACGGTGTAGATTACCGCACCGTCAAAGCGTGGTTCCAGCAGTGCAGAGATCTGGCAGAGCAGGTCGAGGACCAGAAGCAGAAGATCCAGCGCATCCGGGACATCACTGAAAAGTGCACCCAGAGCATAAGCGGGATGCCTGTGGTCGATGGAGCCGGTGACAAAGTAGGCTCTGGAGCAGGAGAGATGGTCGACAAAAAGCGGACGCTGGAGCAGATGGAAAAAAATTTGTCTGAGCTTCGCAGTGAAGCCACCCGGCGGATCAACTGCCTGAGCGGCTCCGTGCGTACTCGCAAGCAGGCTGACTGCATCTACGGTTATTACGTCGAGAACCATCTCCAGCGCGAAATCGCGGAGAGCGTTGGATTAAAAAACGCCAGCGCCGTTTCCGTCTATATCCGGGAAGGAATAGAAGTGCTGGCAGAAATCTGGAAAGATATCCAAACTGACCGATAAAACGTGTATTATTTTGGCACGTTTTTTGTGTCTTTTGAATTGACATTTGTACTGAATTCCTGTATCGTGACATAAGCGGAACCGCGCAAAGCGGTGCGCCGCTTCTCAGCAGCTTCCAAAGCGCGGCCCCGTACGGATTCTTCCTTCGTTCATCGCACATGGAAGAATCGGATCTCAATGATAGTCTGAAGGGGCTCATCGATGAAATTTGCCGACTTGTGAATCAGGCTTATGCTGATGGCATGGCCTTTAGCAAAAAGGAGAAAGTAAAATGAGCAACATTCAGATTTTCAACAACCCCGAGTTTGGCGAAATTCGCACCATCGAACAGAACGGCGAGCCCTGGTTCGTCCTCAAGGATGTGTGTGAAGCTTTTGGTGAGCAGAATTACAGACGTGTTTCTGCCCGTCTGGATGAAGAAGAGAAGGGTGTGTCGCAAATTGCTACCCCCGGCGGGATGCAGAACATGACTGTTGTGAGCGAGGCAGGACTGTATTCCACTCTGTTCGCAATGCAACCTGAAAAAGCAAGAGGTGTTGACGAAAGCTATATTGCAAAGCGTCAGGAACAGCTCAAGCGCTTCCGCAAGTGGGTCACTTCCGAGGTGCTGCCGTCCATCCGCAAGAACGGCGGTTACATCGCCGGACAGGAGCAGCTTACCCCGCAGGAGCTGATGGCAAAGGCGCTGCTTGTGGCAAACAAGACCCTTGCAGACCGGGAAGCCCGCATCTCGGAGCTGACAGTGCAGAACAACATCATGGCCCCGAAGGCTGAGTATTTTGACGAGCTGGTAGACCGGAATATGCTTACCAGCTTCCGCGACACGGCCAAGGAACTGGGCGTAAAGCCCAAGACTTTTGTGAACTGGCTGCTGGAAAAGAAATTCATCTACCGCAACCAGAAGGGCAAGCTCATGCCCCGTGAGGACAAGAACAATGGTCTGTTTGAGGTCAAGGAAGCCAAAAACGATAAGACCCAGTGGAGCGGCGTGCAGACGCTTATTACTCCCAAAGGCCGTGAAACGTTCCGGCTGCTGTATCTGTAAAATTTAGTTTTTGACCCTGCCCCGCACCGGGGCGGGGTTTTATTATGTCTTGATTTAGGAAGGTGGTGGCAGTGGGTGCGCAGCGGTTGACAGACAAGCAGAAAAAGAAGATCATTGCGGACTATGTGCAGCTGCAGAACTACACCAAGACCGCCAAGCTCAACGGAGTATCTGACACGACGGTAAAGCGGCTGATTTCAACGGCTCCGTCCGAAATGTTGAAAAAAGTTGAGCAAAAAAAAGAGCAGAACACACTTGAGATGCTGGACTACATGGACAGCAAGAAAGAGCGCGTTCAGGAGATCATAGACGTTTATCTCGGTGTCCTGACCGACCCGGAGAAGCTGGAAGGGGCAACCCTGCAGCAGATCACCACGGCGCTGGGCACTCTGATTGACAAGTGGACGGTCATTGATGATCGCAAGAAGAGCGATTCCTTCCACCAGACCGTAGAAGATGACCCCATCACCAAGAGCTTGAAGGAGGAGTTTAAGAAATGAGCTTCTCCCCGAAGCAAAAACAGATCCTGACCTTCCCCTATGAAAGCGACTATGATGCCCTGATCTGTGACGGTGCGGTGCGTTCCGGCAAGACCTCCATCATGTCTTTGTCCTTCGTGCTCTGGATGATGGCAGAATTTAACCATTGCTCTTTCGCTTTTTGCGGCAAGAGCGTGGGTGCGGTGGAACGCAACATTGTTCAGCCGCTTCTGTCTGTCCGGTACTTGCAGCAGCAGTTCCAGATTACCTACAACCGCAGCGGCCACGTTCTCACGGTGCAGCGCGGCAGCAAGGTGAACATGGTGTACCTGTTCGGCGGCAAGGACGAAAGTTCTTACATGCTCATTCAGGGCATCACGCTGGCCGGGGTGCTTCTGGACGAGGTGGCGCTCATGCCCCGCAGCTTTGTGGAGCAGGCGCTGGCCCGATGCTCTGTCACCGGTGCCAAGTTCTGGTTCAACTGCAACCCGGAGAACCCGGAGCACTGGTTTCGCAAGGAGTGGATCTTACAGGCCAAAAAACACCGGGCGCTGCATCTGCACTTCTTGATGGACGATAACCCGTCACTGGATGAGCGCACCCGGGAACGCTACCGCAGCATGTACAGCGGCGTGTTCTATGAACGCTACATTCTGGGCCGCTGGGTGATGGCCGAGGGCCTGATCTACGATATGATGGACACAGAAAAGAATGTTTTCAAGCCGGGTGAAGAGCCTTGCTGGCTTCGTTCTGTGGCCGTTCGGTGGATTGGCGTAGACTATGGAACTGTTAACGACACGGTGTTTTTAGAGGCCTATGACGACGGAGAAACGCTTTGGATTACAAGCGAATACCGGTGGGCGAGTAGGCAGGAACACCGGCAAAAAACAGATGAGGAATACGCTGATAATTTTATGGAGTTTATGGGCAAAAATCCTTGCGCGGTCATTGTTGACCCCTCTGCAGCGTCGTTTATTGAGGCAATCAGGAGGAGGGGTGTTTATGTTATGGAGGCAGAGAACGATGTATTAGATGGTATTCGGCGTGTATCAACGCTGATGAGTAAAAGACAACTCAAAATATGTTCGATTTGTACCGGCTTGCTGGATGAACTCGGCACATACCGGTGGGACGATAAAGCCGCCCTCATGGGCGTAGAAAAGCCCATCAAACAGCAGGATCACGGCCCGGATGCCCTGCGCTATTTGTGCAACACGGCAGTACCTCACTGGAGGTATGGGGAATAAAAAAAGCCCAGATGTTTATCTGGGCACAGAGTTAATCTATCTTCATTCTCTGCTTAATTGCTTTCACAATAAAAGCGTTCAAGCTTTCCCCAGCGGCATCTGCAGCCGCTTGAACTTCCTCTTTGGTCGGGCTGACCTCTTTTTTGAGGATGAGGTTTACCCGGTCATACGCTTTGGCATTCCATTTGTTGTTCGCTCTGGTTCGTGCGGTTCCCATTATTTCCACCTTGCTTTCTGCTTATATTATATACCATGCTTGACACTTGCGCAAGTGTACAATATGCACTTACGCAAGTACAAAAGTTTGTGCAGTGTGCGAATTGTATGTAACTGCGCAATGGTATATACTATATCTTGTGAGCAAGAGGAGCGGAAAGGAGGCCGCCCATGAAGTTCAATGATTTCAAAAAGCTGAACCGTGACGAACAGCGTGAGAAGTTTGAGCAGTACAAAAAAGAGTGGTTAGCCGCTCGTAACAGCTAACCACTCGTAGGTCAGAGAAACCAGTTTCAGAAAAGCTCCTCTTACTCACATTTTATTTTATTTGAAAACAAAAGTCAAGTAGAATGTGGGGTTTTTACAATGAACTATCCTGTTACACGTGAATCTTTTCTGAAATCTTTCGATATGAACAATCCAGATATCGACGAAATTTTTGTCTCGTGCGTTGATGATGTTTGCAAGCTTATGAACATTGCCTATGAGTCAGGTTTGGTAGATGGAAAGAAAGGAAACACAAAATGAGTAAAGTCATTGATTTGACTGGGCAGAGATTTGGAAGGCTGGTTGTCATCGAAAGAGCTGAAAATAGTGCTCAAGGAGGTGCCAGATGGCTTTGCAGATGCGACTGCGGGAACGAAAAAATAGTTCACCGCCGGGAACTTCTCAATGGTGATGCTCGTTCTTGCGGTTGTCTGAGAAAAGAGGCCACAGTAAAGCGATCCGTTAAGCATTATGGTCGAAGAGATACGCCACGGCTTTACAGAATCTGGCATCACATAAAAGAAAGATGCTATTCACCATCTTGCAAAGAATTTCGCTGGTACGGTGCACGTGGAATTAGCATGTGTGACCAATGGATGAACGATTTTACAGCTTTCAGAGATTGGGCGTTGTCAAACGGATATACCGATAAATTGACAATCGACCGAATCGACAACGACGGAAATTATGAGCCGTCAAATTGCAGATGGGCCACAATGAAAGAGCAATGTGCAAACAGACGGAATAGCCCGAAAAACAAATAACCAAAGAATCGCATCTTATCGATAGGTAGGGTGCGATTTTCATTTGATTGGAGGTTTGAACGTGTCCAGACGTAACAAAAACCGCCCCGCCGGGGGCACAGAGAAACCGAATACGGCCACGCTGGACGCATTTTCCAACCCGCTGTTCTCGCTGGGGTACGGCTCCCAAAGTCCGCTGGAAGCAACGGAATACCCGCTGACCCGGATGACGGACAATTACGCCCTGCTGAACAGCTTGTACCGCAGCAACTGGGTGGTGCAGAACGTGGTGGGCTTGCTCGTGGACGATATGCTGCGAGAATGGTACGACCTCAAGAGCACCACACCGGAGCAAGGAAAGGCAATCCAGACTGTGGAACGTTCCACCCGGCTCCGTGATCGTGTGAGCACCGGCCTGAAATGGGGCCGCCTGTATGGAGGTGCCGCCGGGCTCATCCTCATTGACGGGCAGGAAGACCTTTCCCGCCCGCTGGATACCGAAGCTATTCTTCCCGGCAGCTTCCGGGGGCTGTACATCCTCGACCGCTGGCAGGGAATCAGCCCGGATGCAGGCCTGACCTTTGAGGGCGGGGAGCTTGTGCCGGAGTACTACAGCATCAACGATGCCGCCGGGCACACTGCTGCCCGTGTCCATCACTCCCGCCTTGTACGTTTCGTGGGCAGAGAACTTCCTGATCTGGAACGGCAGGCGGAGCTTTACTGGGGCGAATCCGAGGTGGAAGCGCTCTATAACGACGTGGTAGCACACGACAACGTAAGCGCCAACATGGCCGCTCTGACCTTCCAAGCGAACATCAACACCATGGAAGTCAAAGGCTTGGAGCAGCTGCTCTCCATGTCCAGCCCGGATGTGCAGCGGCGTTTTTGGAACACCATGCAGGCCCAGAAGGTCCTTCGCTCCAATTTTGGGATGCAGCTGGTGGAGCAAGGAAACAAGATCAACAACACCCAGTACACCTTTGCTGGCCTGTCTGACGTATACGAGAGCATGTGCCTGAACCTGTGCGGCGCGTCCCACTACCCCATGACCAAGCTGTTTGGCCGTTCCCCGGCGGGCATGAACGCCACCGGCGAAAGCGATCTGAAAAATTACTACGACTACGTGGACACCCTGCGGGAAAGCAAGCTGCGGCCCATTCTGGACAAGCTGCTCCCGGTGGTAGCCCGCAGCGCAGGCATTGAGCAGATCGACCTTGACATAACGTTCCCACCCCTGTGGACACCCACTGCAAGCGAGACGGCCACGATCGCCAAGGAAAAGACTGATGTCATTATCGCGGCGTTTCAGGCCGGGCTTCTTGACGCAGATGTGGCAATGCGTGAGCTCAAAAAGCTGGAAGATGAGACCGGCCTGTTCGGCTCCCTGACAGACGAACTGATCGCCGCAAAACAGGGCCAGACCTATCAGGATGTGACCGCCCTACGCGACCCGCTGGCGGGGCTGGTGACAGAAAAGACGCAGGAAGATACTGAGGAGGGAGAATAATCCATGCCCACTCTTGCCCGTGCATCCCCTGAGCGGGAACTGCAACGCCTTATCCGGCTGTACCTCAAGGCGGAGACGGACATCATCAACGAGATTGGCCGCCTGCGCAGCCGGGGGCTTGTGGACTATCACGCCGTGGCCGCGCTGGAACGGGTGCAGGAGATTCTCCGAAAGCTGGAAACGGATGAATGGGAGTATGTGCCCCGCATGGTCGAGGCGCAGTTTTACGTCCATCACCCGGAGGCCCGGGCGATTCCCGGCGAGACCGCGGAAAAGCACCTGCGCGGCTACACCAACGCCCAGAGCCTTACCAGCACCCAGACGGATATCGTGCAGAAGCTCACGATGAACCTTATGGGCCAGCTGGTGGACGGGAACATGACGGTGCTTTCCGCTCTGCAAAGCGCCCTTCTGGGCCGGACTGAGCCGGACGTTTACCGGCGTATCGGTCTGGAGCAGGTGGCGGCACAGCAGGCTGTGGGAAGGGGCGTGAACCAAAGCGTGCCCGCTTTCGTGGAAGCGCTCCGCCGGGAAGGCGTGACGGCATTCACGGACAAGGCAGGGCGAAATTGGAGCCTGCACACCTATGCCACCATGGTCTCCCGCACCACATCCCGGCAGGCAGAGATCCTTTCTGTGGTGACGCAGGACGAGGAACAGGACTTGTATCAGATCAGCTCCCACGGCACCACCTGCGCCCTCTGCGCCCCCTATGAGGGCCGGGTATACAGCAAGAGCGGAAAAGACCCGCATTTCCCGCCGCTTTCGGATGCGTTCGGCAAGGTAGATCCCGCCGGGCCGGATGACCTGACCAACAGCTGGTTGAACATTCACCCGAACTGCCTGCACGCCCTTCGTCCATGGACACCCGCCGGGCGGACGGAGGAAGAGCTGAAACGGATCAGGCACTTTTCTGACCCCAGAACGAACCCCTACAGCCGGGACCCGCGCACCAAAGCACAGATCGAGGCTTACCGCAAAAAGGAGCAGGGCCGCTCCAAGTGGCTGCGGGATTACCGCCAGTGGGAGAAATACCGCATGGCTCTGGGTGACAAGGTGCCAAAGTCCTTTGAGACCTTCCAGCGGCACAAGCTGGCAGATGACGAAAAATATCACAAATGGATGAACGCATACAGAAGCGGAGGTGATGCCGATTGATTGCGTACTATGGAAGCAAACTGAGCCCTCACATGACGGAAACGCCGGAGGGCTTTTTAATTTGCCACGATGTCAAAATCGCCCGTACTGGAACGCAGAACTATCTGGCCCGGGAGATCGGGCTGGACGGGATGCCGGAGCGTGTTCTTCAGGTGACACGAAGCGCCGAGGATGTGTTTGACCCGGCGGCAATTGCCAGCTTTGAGGGCAAAGATGTCACCAACACCCACCCCTCGGAGATGATCGTGCAGGAAAACCAGGCCGCCTACTCCAAAGGCCACGCAGAGAATGTTCGCCGAGTGGGTGATTATCTGGTGGCTGACCTGTACCTGAAAGACCCCACGCTGATCTCAGAGGTCAAGAACGGGGCCATGCGGGATGTGTCCTGCGGCTATTACTGCCAGTATGAGGCAGACGGCGCAGGATACCGGCAGACCCATATCAGAGGAAATCACATCGCCATCGTGCCCCGTGGGCGCGCTGGCCGTGATGTCGCAATAAAAGATAGCGCCGCCGAACTTCCGGCGGAGAAAGGCAAGGTAAAACACATGAGCAAGAGCAAGAGTTTGCTGTCTCTGTTCGGTCTGGCGGCAAAGAACGCGGCCCCCGAAGAGCTTGACAGCATGGTGGAGACCGCTGCCGCAGCGCTGGATGCAGCACCCGCCGTTCCGGCGCAGGATGCAGACCCCGCTGAGAAAGCAGCGCCCGCTGACACCCAGAACACCGCTGTTCTGGACGCACTGAACAATCTTTCCGGCAAGCTGGATCAGCTGATCGCTGCCAACGCCAAGAAGGCAGAGGACAAAGAGCCGGAAGACCTGGACAAGGTGATCGCTGAAATGTCCGGCGAAAAGCCTGACAAGAAGGAGAAGGAGGAGGGCAAGGACGAAAGCGGTTCCACTACTGTTCCTTCCGAGGACGAGTGCGCAAAGCCTGCCGCCAATGACAGCGGCCTAGCTCTGCTGAAAGCCATGCGCCCCATCATCAACGGCATTCAAGACAAGGCCACCCGTGATGCCCTGTCCAAGACTCTGATCGAGCAGGTCAAGGGTACCAGCTCCGTGGATGCCATCGCAAAGGCTGCGCAGGACAGCGCCGCCGCTGCCGCCAGCGCATCCGGCAAGAACCGGTATGAGCAGGCGTGCCAGGATTCCCAGTCCGCTTATAACGACCGCAATCCCCACATGAAGAAGGAGGGCTAAAAAATGTCCCTGAATACTCAAATTATCGGCAAGACCATGCCCCACGGCTTTGCTGGCACTTATGCCCGCCAGCCGGATATGATCGTCAACACCCGCCCCGTTGGCGGCACCGAGAACATCCCCTTTGGCACCGCCCTGAAGTATGACAGCGGCAAGGTCATCGTGATGGGCGGCACCGGCACTACCGCTGCACAGTTCGCAGGCATTGCGGGCAGCGAAGTCAAGAGCGCCCTGGTCTATCCTGACCAGAACGGCGGAAAATACGCCCCCGGCGAGGCCTGCAGCGTGTTCCAGCGCGGCAGCATCAACGTGCTGTGCCAGCGCGGCACCCCGGCTCTGGGCGGTGACGTTTACGTCCGCATTGCCAAGACCGCTGACTATGCCACCGCACTGGTCGGCGGCTTTGAGGCAGAAGCGGACGAAAAGACCGCCGGGAACTCCGTCAAACTCACCAACTGCCAGTGGGGCGGCGCGGCTGATGCCAACGGCGTGGCCGAGCTGGTCATCCTCACCCGTGCAAACGCCTGATAGGAGGGCTTAGACTATGGCAAATTTCCTGAACGTCGGCACCACCAATGCCGGTACTTTCACCGTAAACAACGCCGGTGCTGCGCTGCCCGGCGGCACTCCCACCATGGACGCGGCTGCTATCCAGAGCGGCAATGCGTTCCTCACCAGCGAGCTGGAAAAGCGTGATCCGCTGATCCGTAAACCCCTCACCAGCGTCACCTATCCCCGTGATATCCCCATCGAAGTAGGCGGCGGCTGGGTGGATTACGTCTCTGCCATGTCCGTGGCCTACGGTATGGCAGGCGGCTCCGGTGCTTCTGCCGTCAATGGCGGCGGCTCCAACGGCATCCCTGTGGTGCAGGCCAGCGTGAGCAAGGGTGCATTCAAAGCCCATGTCTTTGCGGCTGCTCTGCGCGTCATGTTCGTGGATATGCAGCGCGCAAACTTTATCGGCCGCAGCCTTGACCAGATGCTGCAGGACGGCATCCGGCTGGCTTATGACAAGCACATGGATCAGAACGCCTACGTGGGCTTTGATGAGTATGCCACCACCGGCCTGGTCAACAACCCCGATGTCACCAAGACCACCGCGGCAACCTCCGGCACCGGCTCCTCCTCCAAGTTTGCAGACAAGACCCCCAAGCAGATCCTGACGGACATCAACAGCGCAATTACTGCCGTGTGGGCTGCCAACGAGTACGATGAGGCCGGTATTCCCAACCACATCCTGATCCCCTACGAGCAGTACAGCTACATCACCACCACCATGGTGAGTGACCTGGGCACTGAAACCATCTACGACTTCCTGAAGAAGCACAACGTGGCCGCAAACCACGGCGTGGATCTGGAGATCGTTCCCACCCGCTGGGTCAAGGGCGCTGGCACTTCTGGCGGTGACCGCATGGTGGTGTACGTCAACAACCGCCGCTTTGTCAAGGCGGACGAGCTGGTGCCCCTGTCCCGCGTGATGAGCGCCCCCAACGTCACCAATGTCTGCTACGACACCGCCTATATGGCAAACGCATCCGAGGTGCAGCTCATGTACCAGACCTCCATGCTGTACGTGGACGGCATCTGATCAGGAGGTGGCAGAAATGGCTTTCGTGCTTTCCAAAGCAAACATCATCCTGCCCAGCGCAGACGGTTCCCAGACCTTCCCGCTCCACCGGGAGCAGCTGGTCGAAGTGCCGGACTGGGCGGCAGAGACGGCCTATTTCAAGGCGCTGGTGGCCGATGGTGACATCGTACCCACGAACCGCAGCGACAAGGCCGTGCAGGATGCCGCAGACAAGCCCGTCCGCAAGAAAAAGACAGCGGACTGGGACAAACCTGCCGAACCGCAGGAGCCTGCCGAACCGCAGGAAGACTGAGGAGGCTGCCCATGTGCTGGACGATGAAACCGCAGTTTCAGGGCGTTCTTGCGCAGGCCGCAAATCTGGGGCAGAGCGTGGGCGATTACACCCCGGAACAGTTCAAGGCGGAATACCCGCAGTTCTGTGACGCGGACGGCAATTGCCACCTGCCGGACGTGATTCTGGAAGAGATCGTAAAAATGGCCAACGTCAGCATTCAGCCAGATAAATGGCTGGACAGCTGGCATTATGCCGTGGGCCTTTATGTGGCCCACTACGTCACTTTGCAGCTGCGCACCTATGCGGAGAGCACCGCCACACCGGCGCAGGCGGCAGCGTCCGGCGCTCTGGTGGGTGTGGTGAAGTCTGCCACGCTGGGCGACAGCTCCGTGACCTACGACACCAGCGCCCTAACCGCAGGAACAGAGGACTGGGGCGATCTGAACGCCACAACCTACGGTCAGATGCTGGCAAACCGTGCCCGCTTTATCGGTGCGGCCGGAACTTTTGTGATGTGAGGTGCACCCATGAACTGGAATGACTGGTATACCGACCTGATGGAGATCAGGCGCACGGAAACCGTGAAGGATGGCCAGCTGAGCCGCAAGGAACGGAAAGTCGTCTGCACTGGCGTTCCGTGCCGGGTGTACCGCAGCCAAGACAAGCCCCTCACCATGACCCAGACAGCAGCCAATGTCCAGAAAACGGACAAGCTGGCCTGCGATATCAATGTGGATATCAAGCCCGGTGATGAGCTAGTGATCCACAGAGGGGCGCGGCTGGGGTACGCGCTGCAGGAGACCCGGTATTTTGCCGGGGAACCTGACCTGTACTATGAACCCTTCGGGGCGGTGCTGCCCGGGCTGGCCCACCAGGAGGTCGTCCTTCTCAGTCAGGAGCGTGTGAAATGAACTTGCAGGAGTACATCAAGAAGCTGGAGGCGGCGCAGGCCGCTTTGCCAGAAATGCTCGCAGACGTTGCCCGCAATGCAACTCTCCGGGCCGTGGAAGCGGCGCAGGATAAGACCCCGCCCACAGCGGACAGCCTGTGCGGCACCAATACCCGCACCGGAGAGCTGAAACAGCACTGGGCGACTGACAGTCGAACAGAACCCGAAAGGCAGGGCGGAGAGATTGTCACTGAGCTGAACAACAACAAGGAATACGCCTCCTACGTCAACGATGGCCACCGGATGGACAAGCACTTTGTGCCGCACCTTACAGTCGAGCCATATAGCGGTCTCTTGCAGATCGATATGAGCAAGCCCGGCGGCATGATGGTGGGCACGAAAACGACCTACGTTGAGGGCCTGCACATGTCCGATGCAGGCATTGAAGCCTATAAGCGCACCGTGAAGATAGAGACAGAAAAAGCTGTGAACAAGCTGGGAGAGATGCTGAAATGAACTTTACCATTACAACGCTGGCCCGGTCTTTGGCGGAGTATCTGGCTCCCTTCCTGCCCGGCGTGCAGATGTTGGAAGACCCTGCACAGCAAGGCGTAGAGCCGCCCTGCATGTTCATCCAGCAGCGGGGCAGCGATATCAAGCCTTACCCCGGCGGGCGTTGGCTGCGCACCATTCGGCTTGACCTGACCTATCTGCTGGACTATAACCTCACAGACCTGCGCCAGCAGTACAACAAAGCCGCTGAGGCGCTCGATTTCTGCATGGAAACATTCCCCTATTCCGATGGAACGGAAGCGGAAAAGCTCCTGCACGCCTACGAGCGCAGCGCGGATATCGACGATGACGGCCTGCATTACAAGTTTGAGCTGCGTGTCTTTGTGGAAAAGCCCGTGGACGCTGTGAAGATGCAGACCCAGACCGTAAACCAGAAGGTAGACCAATGAAACAGAATAATACTCAATACAGCCGGGAAGTGCTGCTGAAAGACCCGCGTTTTGCGGGTTATCAGCCGGATTTTCTGGCTGTTGTTTTACACAAACCGTTTTACACCCTCGCAGAGGCTGAGGCCGCTGTGAAAGAATTTTGGAAGGAGTGACACCTATGGCAGCAGGCGGAACCTGGGCTGTACAGAACAAGGTGCGGCCCGGCATTTACTTCAAATTTCGCTCCAAGAGCCAGCAGAATCTGACCATTGGCGACCGCGGCAAGGTCACGATCTGCGAACCCATGAGCTGGGGGCCCGTCGGCAAGGTGATGGAGATCGCCGCCGGGGAAGACCTGACCCCCTATACCGGTTACGACATCACAGATGCACACAATCGATTTGCATCCATGATCTTCAGCGGCTCCAACCGCACCGCAGCACCCACCAAGCTGCTGCTTTACCGCCCGGCCGCTGCAGACAGCGCAAAGGCAACCGGCACTATCGCCCCGCTGACGGCTACCGCAAAATTCCCCGGCACCCGAGGCAACGACATCGTGGTGATCGTCACTGCACTGACGGAACCTGCGGGCAGTTTCCAGGTCTCCACGGTCGTTGACGGTGTGGTGAAGGATCAGCAGACTGGCAAGACCGTTGCAGACCTGACCGGCAATGGCTGGGTGGATTTCAGCGGCACGGGCACTCTGGCCGCAAATGTCGGCACCCAGCTTTCCGGCGGCAAGGACGGCGAGGTGAACGCTGCCGCATACAGCACCTACCTAACGAACATCGAGCCCTACAACTTCGATTCCATGCTGTACGACGGCGAGGATGCCACCGTAAAGACCGCGATGGAGACCTTTATCAAGCGGGTGAACACCGAAGTGGGCCGCTTCTCTCAGCTGGTGGAAGCCAATGCCACCAACCCTGACACCCGCTTTATCGTCAACGTGTGCAGCGGTCTGGTGATGAACGATGGAACCACCCTGACCCCGAAGGAAGCAGTCTGGTGGGTCGGCGGTGCGCTTTCCGGCGCGACCTACGCCAACGACCTGACGAATGCCGCCGTTCCCAATGCGGTGGATATCGCCCCCAAGATGACCCACAGCCAGTATGTGGATGCCATCAATGCGGGAAAGTTCGTGTTCAACGCCGACGACGGCACGGTCCGGGTGGAGTATGACATCAACTCTCTGGTCACCTATACCAGCGAGATCGGCGAGGTGTACCGCTACAACCGCACCATGCGGCTGTGCAACACCATTGCCAACGACCTGTACAAGCAGTTTGCACAGAGCTATGTGGGCATTGTGGACAACACCGAGGACGGCCGCCGGCAGTACAAGAGCGCCATCGTCAAATATCTGGATCAGATCCAGGCATCCGGCGGCATCCAGAACTTCAACGGCGAGACGGATGTCATTGTGGAAGCAGGCGAGGCAAAGGATGCCGTGCTCATCACGCTGGCCATTGAGGCCGTGGGCAGCACCAACAAGATCTATATCACCCTGGATGTGGCGTAAGGAGGTACAAAGATGAGTTATTTGATGGCCCAGGACACCCTGAACGGTGCAGAGGGCAAAATCACCATTACCCGGAACGGCCGCATTCTGGAAGCCGCAGGTATGCGGAACATCAAGACCATTGCAGGCATTCAGACTTCGGACATGAAGACCATCGGCACCCGAAAGGTGCAGAAAAAGGCCAACGGTGTCACCCAGACCGGTACCGGCAACGTCTATTTAGGTTCCAACGGCAGCAACCTGTTTACCGATATGGTGCTGAACTATATCGAAAACGGCGTGCAGGACCTGTTTGACATCACCATCACCAACCAGGATCCCACGTCCAGCGTGGGCGCGCAGGTAATGGGCTACTATGGCTGTGTGCTGACCGGTGATATCCCGCTGTCTATTCTGGACGACGAGGAGGCCATGTTGAACTACGATTTCAATTTCAGCTATACCAGCGTCAAGCGTCTGGAAGCATTCCGTGACCCCACCAACCTGGGCAGCAACTGATTTTAGGAGGTATTTTTTATGAGCGCACTTTCTGCATTTCTGCATCCCGCTGTAACCCGTGAGGAAAAGGAAGTCATCATCTCCAAGCGCTTTCTGGGCGAGGACGGCAAACCGACCCCGTTCAAGATCCGCTCTCTGACCCAGGAGGAGAACGCCGCCATCATCAAGGCATCCACCCGGCAGAAAAAGGTGGACGGCCAGTGGCAGGATTCCATTGATGCCAACGAGCTGAGTGCCCGCACCATTGTGGAAGCTACCGTTTTCCCGGATTTCCGCAGCGCGGAGCTGTGTGAGGCCTACGGCACCAAAGACCCGGTTCAGGTTCCCGGCAAGATGCTTCTGGCCGGTGAGTTTGGCCGCCTGATCGATGCCGTGAGCAAGCTCTCCGGCTTTGACAAGAGTCTGGACGAAGAGGCAAAAAACTGATCTCCGGGGGCAGCTGGGATATCGACGTGCTGGTGGCATACTACTGCTTCGATAACCTCAGCTGGCCCCCGGGCAAGTACGATGCCCTGCCGGTGCGTGAAAAAGCGCTGGTCAGGGCATTTGCTTTGCGCTCCATGGAGAAGCGCAGAGAAGAGACCCAGCGAATGAAGGAGGCGGGACGTAATGGCTAAAATTCAGGAAACGCTTGTCCTTCAGGATCAATTTTCCTCTTCCTTTGGTGCATACATTCAGGCTGCGCAGAGAGCATCCAGCTCTACCACAACGGCACAGACAGCGGCCCGGAATTATCAGTCTGTTCTGAACAGCGTTTCCCGACAGCTGATCTCCGCAAATGCGAAATTTGAATCGTATGTGGCCCAGCAGGAAGAAATGGCTGCCGCCGGGCAGCAGAACACGGAAGCGTTCAAAAAGCTGGATGCCCAGACCGAGAAGCTGGGCGCAACCATCCGAGGGCTGGAAGCGCAGCAGCAGACCCTGACCCAATCCATGAAAGCAGCTGAAAACGCCGCCAGTGTAACGACAGCGGCCAAGGATGAGGCGGCGGCAGCCACAAAGCGGCTGCAAGAGCAGGAAAACATGGCGCAAAGCGCCACCAACTCCCTGACCTCTTCGGTCCTTCGGCTGGCTGCGTCCTATATCAGCATTCAGGGGCTGAAAAAGGCCGTTGACCTGTCTGACAGCTTGGTCTCCATGCGTGCCCGGCTTGACCGGATGAACGACGGCCTGCAGACCACACAGGAACTGGAAACGATGATCTACCAGTCGGCCCAGCGTTCCAGGGGCAGCTTTACCGATACCATGGGGCTGGTCTCCCAGCTGGGCACCATGGCCGGGGATGCCTTCAGCAGCTCCAAAGAGATCGTCCAGTTCGCAGAGCAGCTGAACAAGCAGCTTGCCCTTTCCGGCGCGTCCGGTTCGTCTGCGCAGGCCGCGATCCTTCAGCTGGAACAGGGCCTTGCATCCGGCGTTCTGCGCGGCGACGAGTTGAACAGCGTCATGGAACAGGCCCCGGCCCTTGCAAAGTCCATTGCGGACTATATGCAGGTCAGCGTGGGCAAGCTGCGCGAGATGGGCTCTCAGGGCCAGATCACTGCCGACATTGTGAAAAACGCTCTGTTCGATGCAGCACAAAAGACAAACGAAGAGTTTGAAAAGACCCCGATGACCTGGGCGCAGGTCTGGACGGTGGCAAGCAATACCGCCGTCCGGGCACTTGACCCACTGCTGACGGCAATCAACTGGGTGGCAAACAATCTGAATGTTGCGATACCTCTGGTGGTCAGTCTGGGCTCGGCGTTCGGCGTGCTGCTGATTGCGGCCAACTGGACAAACATCCTTGCAACGGCCACAAAAACGGCGGCATCCATGCAGGCCTTTTACAATGCGGTCATGGCGGCGAATCCCATTGCTCGGACTGCGGCGGCGGTTCTGGTGCTGGTGAGTGTCCTGTACGCAGGCGTGGCGGCGTTTAACAAACTGACCGGTTCCAGCATCTCTGCCACCGGCATCATCACGGGAGCATTTGCGACTGTGGGCGCATTCGTCTTCAACGGCGTTCTGGTCCCGCTGCAGAACGGCTTTGCTGCTTTTGTGAATTTCCTGGCGAATGCGTTCAACAACCCCCTGGCTGCAATCAAAATCGCATTCTACGACATGGCGATCACGGTAATGCAGTACTTGCAGAACATCGCGCAGGGACTGGAGGGCCTGCTGAACAAGATCCCAGGCGTGACCGTGGACTTGACCAGCGGCGTGAATGCCACGGTCACAAAGCTCCAGCGCGACCGCAAATATGAAAAGTGGGCCAGCGGTTACACGGAAGTCGTCAAGCCGTGGGAAAACATCGACCTTGGCAAGGCCTATAAGGCCGGTCGCGATTGGGGCGCAAACCTCGGAAAATCCGGCCTTATGGGCACCGGCACGGGTGAGCTGGAAATTCCCCAGGCGGCAGACGTGAAAGACCTGCTCACCAACATCGACAAGAACACCGGCAAGATCGCAAAGACCGTGGATCTGTCCGATGAGCAGATCAAGATGCTGGTGGATGTGGCTGAACGGAAGTATATCAACAACGTCAACTTAACGAGCCAGACCCCCATGATCACCGTGCAGGGACAAAACACCGGCAACACCGAAAAGGATGCCCAGTATCTGGCAGACACTCTGAGGGACATTCTGGTGGATATGTTGAACGCAGGAAGCACCGTCACCGTGCAGTAAGGAGAAAGAGATGTCCCTGTATAAGCTGTATTTTTCCAGCGGCGCAACGGTGATCGCTCTGCCCATCAACCCGGAAAAGCTGCCGGAGACCCTTTCTGCCGACAATGGGAGCTATAACGTGCTGGGCCTTGGCCCTATCATGCAGCCCCGCACGCCGAACCTGCGCACCGTGTCCATTTCGGGCCTTCTGCCCGGGCGGCGGCTGCCGGGCCAGACCGGCATTCATCTGCCCCCGGCGGTGTACATGGCGTTCTTCACTACCGCTATGAAGAAAAAGTCCCCCATCGTCTACACGCCCGTCCGGTTCTATGAGAACGGTGTACCGTTTTTGGGGCTGAGTCTGGGCTTTCGGTGCCTCGTTACCAGCTTCAAGGCAGAGGAGCGCGGCGCAGAGACGGGGGATTTCTATTTTGATCTGAGCCTGACCGAGTACAAGGACTACTCCCCACAGAGGGCCGTTGTGCAGGGCGCTGGCCAGACCGGGGCTTTTTCCCCGGCCAGCATCGTTTCTGATGCGGCCAGCGTGGCCGCACGGGCCGTTTCAGCAGTTGCGGCGGTAAACACCGCAGTGGATGCTGCAGGCGCTGTAAAGCTCTCACTGACACCCACCCGAAGCACCCCCGCAGACAAGCTCGTTGTGGGGGCCAGACGGAAAGCCACCGGGAAGGTCTACAGCACCGGCAGCGGGGAGGAAGTTCTGACCAGCATCCATGGCCAGATCGTCGTGGTGCGGCGCATCATCGACCGTACCCGGCCCTGCCCCGTCTGCGTGGCAGACACCGGCGGCACTGTGCTAGGTTGGATGCCGGAGAACAGCCTGCAGGAGGTGGAAGGATGACCTATGAGCTTTTGGCCGCTCAGAAAGCCACCGGAAACACCCTGAACCTGACGAACTGCACCACGCAGGTGGTCTGGTCTACCCAGCGCACCGGTCAGCCGGGCAAACTGACCTTTACCTATCTTCGCACCCCGGAATCCAAGCTGGAAGAGGGGGATGTGATCCGCTTTTCTGCGAATGGTCAGCTGCAGTTTTACGGTTGGGTGTTTACCCGTGGCTTTGACCGCTGGGGGCCTGTGGACGTGGTCTGCTATGACCGCATCCGGTATCTCAAGGCCAATGCCAGCTATTCCTTCTACGGCCAGAGCGCCGGGGATATCATCCGGCAGATCGCGGAAGACTTTGAGCTGGACGTGGGGGAGCTGGCTGACACCGGCTACAAGCTGCCCTCCCTCATCATGCAGGACAAAAGCTGCATCGACATCATCAACACTGCCCTGCAAAAGACCCTGCTCAACACCGGAAAGGTGTATGTGTTTTACGATTCCGGTGACGGGCTGGCCCTCAAAGAGGCCAACGATCTGAAAACCGATATCGTCATCGGTGATTACAGCCTGATGACGAATTACACCTTCAATTCCTCCATCGACACCCAGACCTACAACAGCATCAAGCTGGCCCGGCCCAATCAGGAGACGGGAAAGGCGGATGTTTTCGTGATGAAGGATTCGGAACACATCGGGAAGTGGGGCCTTTTGCAGCTGTATCAAACCGTGGACGAGGCCGCCAACGACGCTCAGGTAAAGGAACAGGCGAAAGTGAGCCTGGAGTATTATAACCGGGTATTGCAACAGCTCAAGTTTTCTTCTCTTGGCGTGCCGGGCCTGCGGGCGGGGGCGCTGATCCTGGTGAACCTGTCTGATCTGGACGGCGAACCGTTCAAACGGTATGTCATGCTGGAAAAGGTGGAGCACACCTTCAAAAATGACGAGCACACCATGGAACTGGAAGCAAAAGCACTGTAAGGAGGGAGAAGAGTGGATTTACTGGCAGTATTGCAGGAGATATACCGGCAGGCCAACGATGCCGGGCAGCCCACAGACCTGCAGATCGGAACAGTGACAAAGGCCCCGCCGGATGATGATGAGCTGGAGATCCAGATCAGTGAAGCAATGGCCCCGCTGAAACAGGCCGTGCTTTACCTGGCAGAGCCTGTCATTGAAAAGAAAATTCCCATCCTGCGCCACCGGCACGAGATCAAGATCCTGCAGCACAAGCACGCAACGCCGTCCGGCCCCAGCGAAGACGCGTTCACGGCTCCGCCCTACTTCACGGAGTGGTCGGCCCTGCCGGATGGATTTGATGCAAAAGTGCAGGCAGAAAACTTTGTGGGCTGGGAAAACGGCGCTGTGCTGCCTTTGAGCAAGGACAAAAAGTACATCATCCTGAACCCGGCCCTGAAAACCGGGGACAAAGTGCTGCTCCTCCGCGTTCAGAGCGGGCAGAAGTTCATTGTTCTTTCCCGAGTATACGGAGGTGAATCGTAATGGCTACGCTTCCCACAGGCGCGTCCATCGACCTTTCCGGCGGCGTGGAGTACGTTTCTCAGCCGTCCAGAACCTGGTTCATTGACCAGACATCTGGCCGCATCACCGGGGAATGTGATGGGTATGAGGCCGTAAAACAGGCCGTGACCATCATTCTGAACGTGGAACGTTATCGCTGGCAGATCTTCCGCTCTTACAGCGGCATGGAGTGGGAGGGGCTGCTTGGGCAAGACCCGGGCTATGTGGCTGCCGAACTGCAGCGCCGCCTGGAAGAGGCTTTGACCGTGGACGACCGGGTGACCGGCGTGAAGGACTTTTCTTACACGGTGCAGGGACAGGCCCTGACAGCATCCTTTACTGTCTCCACGATCTACGGCGAAATGCAGGCAAGCACGGAGGTGAACACCGCAGCATGATCGATTTTTCTACCGCACAGTACCGGGCCATTCTGGACTATATGCTGTCTCAGATCCCGGACGACTACGACAAGCGGGACACAAGCCCTATCCCAACAGCTCTTTCTCCCGCCGCCTATGTCTTTGAGGGGTTCTTCCTTTCCCTGAACATGGTGCAGCGGCAGGCGTTTTTTCAGACGGCCACTGGCAGAGCACTGGATCTGCTGGCCCCCATCGCCACCGTTACCCGCAAGCAGGCCACGGCGGCGGTGCGAAAAGGCGAGTTCAATATGGATATCCCGCTGGGCAGCCGGTTCTCTACCATCAACGGCGCGGACAGTATCAACTTTATTGCGCTGTCCGCCCTGGGTTCCGGGCACACCTACCGCCTTCTGGCAGAAACACCCGGCACCATCGGCAACGACTACACCGGCCCTATCCTACCCATCGACACCATTCAGGGCCTGACCTCTGCCCGGATCTCGGATATCCTGACACCCGGAGACGAGACCGAGAACGATGACGAATTCCGCGCCCGCATCGAGACATCGCTGAACAGCCGCTCCTTTGGCGGCAATGTGGCGCAGTACGTGGAGGAGATCAAAAAGCTGGACGGTGTGGGCGCTGTGCAGGTGTACCCGACATGGAGAGGCGGCGGCACGGTGCTCTGCTCCGTTCTGGGTGCGGACTGGCTTCCTGCATCCACCGACCTTGTGCAGACCATTCAGAACGCCATCGACCCGGTCCCGAACTCCGGGCAGGGGCTCGGTCTTGCGCCCATCGGCGCAAAGGCAACGATCACGGCCCCGGAGAAGCTGGAAGTTTTAGTCACCGCATCGGTGACACTCCTGCCCAGCTACTCGCTGGATACAGTTCGCACCGCGGTACGGGAGGCGTTGGAGGCATATCTGCTCAATGTACGGAAAAGCTGGGCGACCAATATCAGCAAGACCGGCATTGAGTATAGCGCCAACGTCTACACGGCCCGCGTATCTGCGGCCATCATCACGGCAGAGGGCGTGGTAAACGTGACAAACGTCCAGCTGAACGGAGCAGCGGACGATTTGATTCTGACAGAAACCGGCGCACAGCAGCAGGTTCCTGTGGTTGGGACGGTGACGCTGCATGAAGCTTGATCTTTCGCACGACCTGCTGCCGCTGCTGCCGCCCATCTACCGGGAAGTGCAGGACTATCAGCAGATCTGCACTGCTGAAAAAGCGGAGTTTGACCTGCTGGCCGGTTCCGTGGAAGGGGTTCAAAGTAACTTCTTTTTCCAGACCATGGACGAGGATTCCGTTGCACAGTGGGAAAAGGTGTTTCACATCGTGGCTGTCCCGGAAAAGGAATCTCTGGAGTTCCGCAGGCGGCGTGTAATGACTCGCATTGCGACCCGCCCGCCCTACACACTGGGGTTTCTGTATCAGAAGCTGGATGAGCTGATTGGCGCGGGTGAATGGACGTGCTCCATCACATACCCGCTCTACGAGCTGAGGCTTGCGACGAGCGCAAAGAGCCAGTCGTACTACGACGAGGTGACGCACCTGATCAACCAGATCAAGCCCGCTCACATCGTCTTTATCAGTATGCCGTACCTCAAGACCGGAATCCTGATCACAGAGCAGGTCGAGGTGCAGAAATACGATTATCAGTATCGCCTGGGCGGCTGGGCCCTTGGGAAAAAGCCGTTTTCCGAGTTCGGAGGATGGACGACCGCAAAGGCTGCTGCATCACCGACACTGACGCGGACACTTCTTCTGGGCGTTGCCCACAGGGCGGCAGAGCTTGCCACGACGGCACGGCTCAACCGCGCGGCGACCGTGAAACCGCTGAAAAGCGTCATTGCATCTGCGACACTGCAGGTGGGTTCTGAAACGTTGATAATCTCAGGCGAGAATCTGAAGCTGGAAGCGTCCGTAGAGCCGATGGCGGACATTCCGACTGTCACGCACTACGAGATACTGAACGATGCGGGAGAAACGCTGTACGCATCGGACTGCTATTTTGGCATTACCGAAAAAACGGACGTGGACGTAAATCTCTCTATTCTGGAGGGGGCGGACACCGTGCTGGCAAACGGAAGCCGGTATCACTATCTTCTGGGCAGCTGGCTTTTGGGCAAGGATGCTTTCGCGTCACCGGGACAAAATTATTTTGTCCCGGTGACGGCCGCCACGCCCGCTTCTGCATCTGTGACCCCGCTGTTCCTGGCAAGCCTTGCCTCGTACCTGGCGGATCACATCAACATGGTGCAGCTGAACGGAGATTATACCGTTCCGAACCTCGCAAAGAGCCTTTCCGGTACGGCAGTCACTCTGCAGTATGAGCTTCTGCCATCGGAAAAGATCACAAAAGTCTCTGCCATCTCCGCGCAAGATGCGTTCGGAACCGCCCTCACACAGGATGATGTCAGCATCGAAACCGCGTCCAGAACGAAATTCAAACACACCATTATTTTCAAGGAGGGAACATTGCTTTATGGCGGATGATATCCTGAAAAACATTCCTCTTCCCGCTGATCTCCCGGAAAATTGGACATCCGGTCAGATCGTCGCCCCGACCGGCGCAGAAGTCGGCATGGATGAACAGCACGGATACAATTACCTGATGAGGCAAGTCAACAACGCGCAGAGGGCGGCAAAGGCGCTGAATGAGGGCAAAGCAGACTCCGTCGTTCCACATGATCTTTCCATACCAATTACGGGATGGCAGACAGACACAGAAGTTGCAGAGTACCCGCATTACATTGATATTACAGCAGATGTTACGTCCACGACTGTGGTATCTGTCAGTATCGACCCTGCAAGCGCAGACGTAGCCGGTAAAGCTATGCTTGTAAACCCCGAAACTCGAACCGGAGCTATCCGTATCCGTGCACACAGCATTCCGACTGCGGAAATTTCTGCCCGGTGGTATCCCATCAAGTATGGTGGTCAGTTCTATGGTGACGGCTCCATCTATTCCAACTTCCTGCTTGCGGCACATCCCGTAGGCAGCATTTATCAGACCATCAGCCCTGAAAATCCGGCTGTGACATTTGGCGGCGGGACGTGGGAGCGCATTGAGGGCAGATTTATCATGGGCGCAAGCGATACCTACCCGGCAGAGAGCACGGGGGGCGAAGCAAAACATACGCTGACGAGAGATGAGCTTCCGCGCATTAGAGAGCAACTAACCGGATTAACCGCGTACAACGCAAATACAGTTGGAACGGACGGAGTTCTTAGTCTTGTCGAAGAAGGTACACGAAGCAACGTGCAACCTGGCAATAGTGTAAAATACGCCACGTTTATAATGTCACTTGGCGATAGTCAGCCTCACAACAATATGCCACCCTACTACTCCGTGTACATCTGGCGCAGAGTGGCATAACCGAAAGGAGTACACATGGCACTAGGAGAACTCAAAAACGGCATTGGCCCTGATGCCTATGCTATCTATCAGCAAGTCCTTGCGGCGGTAGTCGAGCGAGACCACCCCGTAGGCAGTCTGTACATCAGCGGAAACGCTACCAGTCCTGCAGAGCTTTACGGCGGGACGTGGGAGCGCATCGAGGATTGCACTATCTGGGGTGCAAGCGATACGTATCCGGCTGGTACAACGGTAGAGGCAGGACTTCCGAACATTACGGCTAAAGTGACCAGTCAGTATGGCATTTTTAATGCCGACTCAGAAGGAGCGTTTTACTTTTTGGAGGGGGCCAATTTCAACTATCCAGCAACGGGACTAGGCGGCTCGTTAATACACGACCTTCGCTTTGATGCATCTCGTTCCAACCCCATCTACGGCGCTTCTAACACCGTCCAACCCCCGGCATACTGCGTGTACATCTGGCGCAGAGTGGCGTAACTGAAAGGAGACCTTATGAAAATCATCGACAGCAACGGCGTAGAAATCGCCACCCCCGACTTGACGAAAGGTTACCTCAAGCCCGAGACCCAGACTGTCCACCACGATGCTGTGGCGGGCGTGGAAGAGGTCAGCCACTACGAGTACAAGACATATCCCAACGGCGGAAAAGACCGCTGGAAGGTGGTGGACGTGCCCGGCGTGGCCGCAAAGGGAGCCTATGACGAAAAGGTGGAAGTGCAGCGGTACATCCTGTACACCGCTGACGAGCTGGCTGCACAGGAAAAGGCCCGCAAGGAAGCAGAGGAAAAGGCACAGCTGCCCACCGCAGAAGAGCGCCTTGCCGCTCTGGAAGCGGCTATGCTTGACCTGCTGGCCGCACAGTAAGGAGGAGATACTATGGTTTTGTTCTATGTGACCCAGATCAAACTGCACCGCTTTGACGGCGCTTTTACCATCGACAACGTGCCTGACCGGTACAAGGATGCCGTGATGAAAAAGCTGACGGAGGAGGGTTTTTATGAGGTGGAAAGTGATGTTTGACTTCCTGCGGGATATCTTCTCTGCTCTCTCTCATGCTGCCGGTGACAGTGCCGACAAGGAAGAGCCTGCCCCTGCACCGAACGTGTCCACCGTGGACACCGTGCCTGGCTGGACGGGTGAGCCGCCCTACCGCTATCTCGACGTGAGCCGCTATCAGGGCAAAATCACCCTCGACGGCTGGCGCAAGGTCAAAGCAGCAGGCTACAAGGGTGCGATGCTCAAGACGGTGAGTACCAACCGCAAGCTCTCTAAGCGGGCAGACGGTTTGTACATCGACCCGACCTTTGAGACCAACTACCGCAACGCCCGGGCTGCCGGGCTGGACGTGGGTGTCTACTACTACACCTACGCCACCAGCGAGGCAATGGCCGATGCAGAGCTTTCCCTTGTGCGGCAGGCGGTACGAGGCAAAGAGCTCACCATGCCCGTGTGCGTGGACGTGGAAGAAAACAAGCTCAAAAAGCTCTCCACGCTTGACCTCACCAACGTGGTGGCGTATGCGCTGGAAAAGGTGGAAGCCATGGGCTTTTACGCCCAGCTGTACACCTACACGGGTTACAGCTATGAGCTGGACATGCAGCGCCTGGCTGCCCGTTGGGACGTCTGGCTGGCCGACTACACGGGCGAGACACCCAAGGTGGATTACATCTACCACACCCACCAGCACACCAGCAAGGGCTCTGTGCCGGGCATCTCCGGCAACGTTGACCTCAGCGTGACAGAGCTCAACTACCCCCGTATCATCCGCAAGAAGGGCCTGACCCGTCTTCGGGAGGCGTAAGCCCATGCAACAGATTCTCTCGTACATCTCCGCGCACTGGACGGAATGGGCCATCGGGCTGCTGGGCCTTGGCTGGGGCTACCTTGTCAAAAAGGTGACCGAGTACAAGACCATCAAAGACGGCCTGCTGGCCATCATGCACGACCGCCTGTACCAGTCCTGCACCTACTACATCAAACAGGGGCACATTGACATGGGCGGCCTGAAAAACATCGAATATCTTTACAAAAGCTATCATGCACTTGGCGGCAATGGCACTGGCACAGAACTGTACAACCGGGCCAAAGCCCTGCCTCTCTGTGACTGAAAGGAGTGACAAATCATGGAAGCGATTCGTAACCTTTTGACCGCACTTCCTTCCCCTGTGGCCCTCGTGCTCATGCTGGGCGGCTTCATCTTCTACGCCCTGGGCTGCATCCGGCTGGGCTATGGCGCGGCTGTCAAGGGCACTGTGCTTGACCTGATCCAGAAGGCAGAGCACGAGATCCAGGGCACCAAAAAAGGTGCGGAGCGAAAAGCCTGGGTGGCTCAGATGCTCCGCGCGGCCCTGGCTTCAAGCAAGTACGGAAAATTCATCTCGTGGGCCATTACCGATGAGACCATCGGGGTGATCATCCAATTTTTCTTTGATCGCATGAAAGCGGCACTGCAAAAGCAGTAAGGAGGATATCATGGCAAGCACTACATACGACCATTTTTCCGGTTATGGCGAAACGGTGACAAAATGTCACGATTTTGTTGACATTAACAAAATCGTGAGACCCAACCATTTTGCCAGCATTGGCAATATGGTGCGCAACGCCGGAGAGCTGCCGCAGCCTTTCTGGCTCGGTGCTGCCTGTGGCGGCGGCTCGTGTAGTGCTGCCCGCTGCGCTGCAAAAACTTGACCTACAGCAGATGACCGCCACCATCAAAACCGCACCGCTTGGGAGGGTAGACCGAAAGATAGCTCTTTTGCGGTACGTTGAGCGGCTCCCGTTGCCGGACATTGCAGCACAGACGCATTACAGCCGGACGGCGATAGGCTACCGACTGAAAAGCATTGAAAAAACGTTAAACGCATAGCAAAAGCCCCCGGTGTTCCGTTTGGAGCATCGGGGGTTTTGTTGTTTATGCAATTCCGTATTTGTGCGCATACTCAAGCAATTTCTTTTTTGCCCTTTCGTGGATATCCTTGGTTTTTTCACAAGGGTTTTGAGTGTAACTGTAAAAACTTTCTTCTTCAAGATTAGAAAGAAAATTCAAAACCTTTTGATCAAATAACTCGTTCATAATGGTCCTCCAATATTTTGTTTTCCTTGCTGTGATTATAGTATAGCACTATTTACAGTGTATGTAAATTGGCATTCTCGACAATGTTTATAGTGCTGTCTTGTGCATATTTGGTATTGTAAACAGTGCTGTTTTTTGCTATACTTGGGCAAATGAAACGGGAGGCATTTTTATGATTTCTGAAAAGAAAAAGGCATCCAATGCCAAATGGGACAAAGAAAATATGACAAGCTTGGCCTGCCGCGTAAAAAAGGACTACGCGGAAAAGTTTAAGGCGGCGTGCATAGAGGCTGGAACGACCCCAAATGCCGTATTAAAGCAGGCAGTTGAAGAATTTTTGCAGGCGCATACAAAATAACAGCTCAAACCCAAGCGCTCATGCGGCTTTGTGCCGTGTGGGCGCTTTTCTTTTTTGTCCTTCGTTGTACCTTCGTTGACTCTCTCGGCGGCGAAAAAAGGTACACTTGGCGCAAAGGGAGGGAAGCTCAATGTTCAAGTATGACCCTTATACCGGAAAGCCGATTCCTCAGCGGCTTGGCTATGGATGGGGATGGGAATCTCAAGAGGCATTCCAGCAGACCGCACAGCAAACCCCACAGGAGCCTAAAACACCGTGGACAATGGTTCCCAGCCTGGCAGATGTGGACAAGGTAAGTGTACAGCCAGGTGAAACGAAGTGGATCATGGTACAGTCTGACCCGATCTTTGCGGTAAAGACAGCCAACGCAATGGGATATGCTCCGGCGGAATATTACCGGTTTGAGCAGATAGACCCGGCGGGACTGACTGCGCCTGTATCAGTACCGGCAGTACCACAGCTGACACGGGAAGATGTGGAAAAAATCGTGGAAGATAAGGCATCGGTGCTATTTTCTCAATACAGCGCTTCGCTTGCCCCGCAAGCTTCCTTTTCAACATCTGTAAAGTCTAAGAAGGAGGCCGCACAATGAGTAACCCTTTGATGAACCGTTTTGGCGCACAGCAAACCCGGCAGATGGGGCAGAGTGGCGGGCTGATGGCCCGCCTGCCCGGCGCAATAAAGCAGGCATCTAAAATGATGGCCGTTATCAATGCGGCACAAAACCCGCAGGCAGCTCTTATGGACTACTGCAAAAAGTCCGGTGCATTCAACGGATACGTCGGCTCACAGGATCCCGAAAGCATGACCAGATGGCTATGCGAAAAGAACGGAATTCCTGTTAATGACATTCTTAATATGGTTCAGGGCCCCGGTGCACAGGGACTCGGGAATACACTCACAAAATTTTTGAAAGGTGGCTAAACTATGGCTATGGACGATTCTATGGGCTTTGGCGGCGGCGGCATCTGGATTTTCGGTTTGCTGGTTCTGCTGGCCCTTCTGTTTGGCGGTAATGGCAACGGCCTGTTCGGTGGAAACCGCGGCCCGATGTTTCCGCCCAACGTTGCGACCTCTGGTGACGTTCAGCGCGCAACCGATTTTGCAGCACTGGAACGCCAGAACAACGAGGGCGTGGCCGCAACCCGTCAGGGGGTCTATGATGTGGCAGCAGCTGTGAAGGACGGCAACTACAACATCCTCGGCGAACTGCGGGATCTGGAAAGCGCCTCCAACGCTGGTTTTGCTCAGCAACAGGTCTGTTGCTGCGAGACTAACCGCAACATTGACTCTGTCCGCTACGATATGAGCAACTTTGCGGCTGCAATCAAGGAAAACCAGACGGCAGGCATCCAGAAGGTGCTGGATCAGCTGGCTACCAACCGTTACGGCGATCTGGAGCGGGCTTATAACCAGCAGAGCATGCAGTTTGCTATTCAGCAGGCTGTCTGCGGTATTCCCAAATCTTCCCCGTATGCCTACCAGCTGGCACCCGCGTGGGGCCCGGTTCCCGGTCCTTTCTACGGCTGCAATAACGGCTGCGGCAACGTCTAACACATGCGCCCTTTAGGCGAGGATTGGCGGGGCGGCAAAGGCTGCTCCGCCTTTTATATAAGGAAGGAGATATTTTATGTCTAAATCCGCGATTTATACCGCAAACACCTCGGCTCAGACCGTGGCGGTAAACGACGTTATCCCTGTCGGCATCACTTCCCGGCGGTTCGGCTGCAACATCCGGCAGGATGGCAACACCATCACCCTGCTGGGCCAAGGCTACTACCATGTGACCGTGTCTGCTACACTGGCCCCCACGGCGGCGGGAACCGTGACCCTGACCGGTCAGAAGGATGGCGTGGCTGTCATTGGTGCTACCGCTTCTCAGACTGTGGCCGCTGCGGCTGCACCGACCAATCTGGCACTGACTTTCCTGGTGCGCAATGCGTGCGGCTGCGAAAGCTCTATCCTGAGCTTCCTGCTGACCGGAACTGCTGCCGTGGTGAACAACCTGGCTGTGACCGTGGAGAAGCTGTAAAAAGGAGGATCTGGTTATGATGGACGAAGCAAAATTTGCAGGGTATAAGGACACACTCGTTCATGCTGCAAAACAAATGGCCGAAGAGTACAGCGATGCGATGAACTACGCAAGCATGTCGATGGACTATAAAACCGTCTGCCCCTATGCTTCTTCTGAGTGGTATAAGCTCTCTGGGGAAGAAATGGAGCACGCTGATGCAAACCGCCGCATTGCACAGAAAATCCTTACCGGCGTTGATAGTGAGGATTCTGCGGCTGGCGTAGAGCTGCATCACATGTGGAGCATGGCGGAAGACCTTGTTTCTGGTCTGTGCGAAGCAGTTACAAAAGAACGCTCCGCATACATGCGTTGAATTTTTGCAACATTTGTTGTAAAATAAGGTGGACGATTTATCGCTTTTAGAATGCGCTATAAGCGAACAACAAACTAACAATTAAAGCAAAAATAGCATAAATACGAAAAATATTATTGATTTGTAATCAGTGGGTTGCAGGTTCAACTCCTGTCACCAGCTCCAAAAAA